TCTGCCCCAATTTCTAAAAAGGAAACTATCAGTCGAGAACACTACAGAGATTACATTTAGCGACAGCGGTGCTTCGATTATTGCTGTTAGTGCTGAGGCGAAAGGTGGGCTTCGGTCATTTACCTGTTCTTACCTTCACATCTCTGAATACGCATTTGCCCCCAATCCAGAAGAACTTAAGGCTACTGCCCTATCAGCACTAAACAACGGGCAGTTAATTATTGAGACTACTGCTAATTATTTTAATGATGCTATGCACCAAGAGATTATGCGTTATGAAAGGGGAGAAGCAGATTGGAACTATTTGTTTTTCAGATGGTTTGATCACTACAACTACCGAGAGGAATTACCAGAAGAAGGCGTAGAATGGACAGATGTAGAATTAGATCTACAACAACTTTACGACCTTACTGACGAACAACTTTATTGGAGAAAGTTAAAGCTTTCTAAATTGGGAGATAAGTCTAAGTTCATTAGAGAATTCCCAGCATCTATCGAGGATGCATACAGCATCGCGGGCAACACTTATCTGTCTCGTGAAGACTTTGAGGAGATTCAAATTGTTCAAGTCGAACCTAGAGAAACTACTATTCTGGATGATGTTAATCCTGATGATAATTACGCTATTGGTGTCGATGTCGCTGCTGGTGTCGGGAGAGACTATTCAGTCATCTATGTCGTGTCCAAGAGAACACACCAACCAGTCCTTATCTACAGATCAAACGAAGTCAGTCCAGTCTATTTGGCTGAGAGAATCGTTGATTTTGCAACCACCTACAACAACGCGTTGGTTCTTACTGAATCAAATAATTTTGGAAACGTCGTCCTGAACGAACTTCATCACATCGGTTACAGAAAGATTTGGAAGAAAGACGGCAAGGACTGGATTACTACACTTAAATCCAAGACTGCTATGTTCGAGAACCTAAAAGATGAAATTGTTACTGGCTACATTCATCTACTAGACAACATAGTTTATTCAGAGCTTCGTGCTATTACCGTAAATGATAGAGGCAACATAGAACTTGCTAATCAAGATGGAGCACACAGCGATAATGCTGTTGCTCTTGCGCTTGCTTACATGTGCCTACAATCCATCAGAATAAAAGAGGTGCCCTATCTCCCCTATTGGATAAAAGAGAAGAACGCACGCAAGACTAGACAGACTGGTGGTGTAGCCATCGCCAGCAAAAGGAGATACAATTGATAGAATTAAATAAAACAATAGAAGGTGATTGCTTGGAAGTTATGAAAGAACTGCCTGATAGTTCTTTTGACTTAATAGTAACAAGCCCTCCTTACAACAAAGGCTATTGGTCTAGGAACAGAAACATTAAGAATAATCAATTTAACACGAAGAGCAGACGAATAGAATACGGGAAGTTTGACGACACTATGTTGCCTGCTGACTATGATAAGTGGCAACGGGAATGCCTAACAGAAATGATAAGGTTGTTAAAACCAACTGGTTCTATCTTTTACAATCATCAGGACATTCTACGAGATCACCAAACAAACTTTCCGCAGTTTGTTCTTGACTTTCCTGTAAAACAGATTATAGTCTGGGATAGAAAGAGCACACCAAAGATAGATAAGTCTTACTTCTTTCCTATTACAGAATGGATCTTCTGGATACAAAAGGATAAGGGGGCAAGAACTTACTTTGACCGCAAAGCAGCAGACTTACAAAAGAACATTTGGTCTATTAATCCAGACAGAAAAAACAAGCATCCAGCACCATTCCCAATAGATCTTCCCCTAAATGCTATTAAGGCTTGCTGCCCCCCTGATGGCGTAGTGTTAGATCCTTTTATGGGATCAGGAACAACAGCAAAGGCTGCGGAAATGCTTAACAGAAACTGGCTTGGAATAGATCTAAACATTTACTAATAGGAATAACATCAAATGATTGAACTGATTAATGGAAATTGTAAAGATGCATTATCACAGATTGAAGATAATAGCATTTCACTTATAGTCACATCGCCCCCATATGGAAAGCAGAGATCAAAAGATTATGGCGGTATTGATCCAAAGCATTATGTTGATTGGTGGCTGACTATGGAGCCAGAATTTAAAAGGATTCTAAAAGATGATGGAACTTTCATCTTAAACATAAAAGAGAATGTGATTTCTGGTCAGCGGAGCACATATGTAATGGAGCTTGTTATAGAAATGAAAAAACACGGATGGTTATGGACGGAAGAATGGTGTTGGCATAAAAAAAATAGTATGCCGGGAAAGTGGTCTAATCGCTTTAGAGATTCTTGGGAGAGGTGCCACCAATTCAATCTAAATAAGAAATTCCAAATGTTTCAGGATGATGTAAAGGTTCCTATTGGAGATTGGTCTAAAACAAGAATGAAAAAGCTCTCCGATAATGATAAAAAGAGAATGAATTCAAAAACTGGCTCTGGTTCAGGTAAAAACATGTCAAACTGGATAGGCAAGCAAACAGTTTATCCTAGCAACGTTTTGCACTTTGCTACACTATGCTCTAATGTTGGACATAGTGCAGCATATCCCGAAAGCCTTCCAGAATTCTTTATCAAACTTTTCACTAAAGAAGGAGACACAGTTTTAGATCCTTTTATGGGCTCTGGAACCACAGGAATTGTCTGCAAAAAGCTAAATAGAAATTTTGTTGGTATTGAGATTGATCAAAGGTATTTTGAATTATCAAAAGAAAGAATTGCTAGGGCTTGAAATCTTAACTTGACTTTTACTTATTCATTAGAGAGGAACTAATAACTATGGCTAGAACCACACAAGACATCAATAACTTTATCCAGATTTGTTATGGCGAACATAAAGAATTCTGGAGAGAGAAGGCAGGAGAACTTAAGCGTTACAAGGACGCTTATGAAACTAAATTTTGGGAAAGTGAAGCCTACGACAGCACGATGATTAGGATTGAGACTAGCGATGCTTTCGGCTACATAGAGGGCTTTATTGCCTCTCTATTCACTAAGACACCATCAGTTATTGTTGGTGACGACATCGCTGCTACTGGTGGCGATGCTAAACTAGCACAAGCAACTGCTAATCGATTCCTTTATACGCAGAGAGAGCAGTTAGAGATTGCTTCTCGTCTTGCTCTAATCTATGAATTCAGCGGATTAAAGCTATGTCCCCAAGATTCTAACGAGATGCTCGACAAGGTAAACATCGAAGCAATTCCCTGCTGGGAGATTATGGTCGATAGAGACGCTTCTGACGAAAAGACTTCTAGATTTATTGGACACAACTATTTTATTACATTACCAGAAGCCCGTAAAAAGTTTGGTAATAAGAAATTCACACCAGTTCCCAAGCAGGATTACTTTGATTCCTATAGTGATCGCAGCAACCTCTATGACGATTCACTTGCTAATCTACCAGATGATTATCTTTATGTTGAGATCGTAGAACTTTACGATCTCCTTTATGATGAGGTCTATTACTGGTCTCCTAACTATTCTGGTGGAGACAAGGTTCTTGATCGTGCTTCTATTCCTATTAGAACTTACAACGATAATCCTTTGCCCAACATTACAACACTTTATTACAGCCGTTGTCCTTCCAAGCCTATGGATGGTCTATCAGCACTTGCTAGGATTTACGACCAGATTTATGAGAAGAACATCCTACGCACTTATTGGGCTAATGCTGTTCGTAGAGATTCACGCCAATACCTTTACAAAGAAGGATCATTTGACGAAGAACAATTAGCAAAGATTACTGCGGGAATTGATGGTGCTATGATTGGTGTAGATGAAGATAGTCTTAATGGACTTATTCAGCAGGTTGGTGTTGAGCCTATTAGTTCTAACTTTGACCGCTACTTGGCTTACATCGAACAAGACATTAACAGAGGATCTATCCTTGCTCCTTTCAGTAGAGGCGAAGCCACGAAAGCAACCGCAACAGAGATTACAGCCCTAGCGCAGTATTCAGCATCTGAAATCGGTAAGATGGCGAGAGAAAAAGACCAAGCACTAGAACGCATTACTGAGATTTACATAAGGCTCCTAGACCTATTAGCGGACGATGGAGAGACTGCTGTGCTTGATGTTGAGGGAGAGGCTCGTGTTATTACACCTACAGACCTAGACGGCAAGTTCCGCATTAATGCTCTTGACCAAGGTTCCACACCACTATCAGACGCTATGCGTAAGCAGAACTTCTTGGCTCTGCTCCCAACACTACAGGGACTAGGTGTTCCCCCCGAGAAGATTAAAGAAGAATTAATCAGGATGTATGAGCTTCCCAAAGACTTTTTAGAAGCGATTGAGCAGGCTCCTGCCCCTGTTGCTAGTCCCTCTGCTGCTGACCAAGCGATGGTAGAAGGTGGTGTAACAGAACAGGTCACCTCTGCCGAAGAGACTGCTAGAATGTTAGGGAGCAAGCCCTGATGCCTCTATTTGATTACCGCTGTCCCCAAGACGGCTACAAAGAAGAAGTGCTAATGTCCTACGAAAGAACAAAGACCTGCGAGGTCATTTGTCCTGATTGCGGGAATGCTATGGTTAAGATGATGTCTATGCCCGCAAAGACTGCGACTGCTTGGAATGGAGGTTGGACAGAAGGAATGAGCCACACTTATTATTCACAGGCACTTGGACGCAAAGTTGCTAATAGACGAGAAGAAGAAAAGATTTTAAATGCTCAAGGATTTGTTGCTGAAACAGACCTAGGTGAAGGCTGGATAGAGAAGAAGCAAGCAGAAGTTAGAGAGAGATCAGCAGAACAAGATCGAAGAGCAGAAGTTTATCAGACCACTTTGGCTGAGACAGGTGATCAGAATAAGGCTATGGTTAAAGCCTTCCCAGCAAGCGATTGTTTGGACGGGACACTAGATTCCCTTTACGACCAAAAAATTACCATTTAAAAAGGAGATTTAAAATGGAAAAAGAAGTTGTTATGATTGGTGTAGGTTCCCGCCCAAAAGGCGATCCGATGGCAGAGGAACTAGGAATGGCGGAAGAAGCAGATGACCAGATGTTTGAGGCGATGGCTCCCAGAGGCGACTTTACTGCTCGTGGTCTTGGTCCTCTTGTTCGTGGGACTAACGGATTGCTGCCTCTCTTTGGACAATCAAGTGATTATCCTGAAGTTGAGGATACCGAAGTTCTTCCTACTGATTTCGTAAGAATCCTTGCTATGTTCCAGCAGGCTGTAGAAGAAGCAATAGAAGAGGATGTTGTTCGTGATGAGATGCGAATTGACCTAGATGATGTTCGTGACGACACAGCACTAATGACTATTGCTGGTAAATTAGAGATGCTCGCAAAGGATAAAGAATTTAAAAGATTTCTTCAGGAAGAAGTTGATGAAGAAGAGGAAGGCGAAATGGATAGAGATGCAGAGATGGAAACTATGTCGCCTGAAGAAGAAGATGAACTGCTAATGGGCAGAATGTAAGAGAAACCATTAATCAATAAAGGAGATAATAATGGACGCAACAGAAACTGGCGTAGAAGCCAACACCTCTGTTGGGGATGAGACTGCGGAAGCAGCACCTCAAGAGACTATCGAAGAAACAATTGAAGAGACAATTGAGAACTTTACACTAGATGACTTAATGAATTATAGCGCAGAGCAGGATCCTCTGTTCGCAGATGACGCACAACACAAAGGAATGAAGCCACTAAATGAATGGATCCATAATGTTCCAGAAGATGTTCGCAAACATCTAGCCAACATTAGAGGAGATTACACCAGAAAAACACAAGAACTTGCTGCTATGCGTAAAGAAGTTGAAGCAGCCCAGAGGGCTATGGAAGCCCAGAATGATGCTATTACTAATGGTGCTATGGCTAGACAACTGAGAGATGTAGATGAGAATGCTGACTATGATCTATTCGATCCTGAAGGAATGAAGGCAGAGATCCAGCGACAGGCTAAACTTATGCTACGAGACATGATGGCTCCAGCACAGGAAGAACTAGAAGTTAAGCAGCGTAGGATGGCTCTACAGCAGTTTAAGGCAGACAATCCAGAGATTACCGATCCTGCTTATCGTGCCCCTATGATAGAACTGCTAAAGAACCGACCTGAACTAAAGATGGAAGATGCTTTCTACATCGTAAAGGCAAAGGTTGGATCTACTAAACTACAACAGGAGCGTGATGAGATTGCTGCTCGTAAAGCAGAGCGCCGTAGTGTAGTTCGTAAGTCCTCAACAGGCTCACGATCTAATCCATCAGGCACGCCGCAGTTCAAGAACGCTCTCGAAGCGTTCAAGTGGCACAAGGCTCAGCAGACCAAGTAATAATAGCATAAAGTCTCGTATACGAGAAAGACAACTTGATCGCGTCCCGTCAAGGAGAAAATAAAAAAACTTTCTCCTTGACGGGGCGTTTCTTGTTGGTTATACTATTTATAAGAGAGAGGGCAATCTCCAATAGCCCTCCTCAACCGCGACCGACAACTGGTTGGTCGCTCTTTGACATTACTAACGGAGGAAACAAACTATGTCTATTGCTATTACTACATCTGTAAAATCTTTGCTTACTTGGCGTAAGTTCCCTGATAAGGAAGCCAACGAGGTGTTTTGGAAGGGCTTGTGCAAACGCAGTCGCAGTCTTGGATTTGATTACGGTCAGAAGCAGATTGCCTATGTTGATGAGCGCGGCACCGACTGGCTCTCCACCAACAACAAGTGGGCACTTCACGATGGCTTTCTTGTCGTCCGAGATGGTCGTGGAACCTTCTCAAGCGGCGATTGCCACGCAGCACATCACGCTTGTCTAAACTGGAGGGCTGGGGAGCGCCTCAAGGCGGCTGACTACAAATGGATCCACGCTTACGGTGGTCGCTACGACCAAGAACTATGGGACAACTTCTGGCTTGGCTATAATGAGGCACTTATCGAATACGGAGAACTTATCAGATTTCCACGCGAAGGTGAACTTGTAAAAGATTTTCAGAATGATAGATTGTTGGTTTGTTTGAGCGAGAATGATAATCCTCAAAAGTGGGAACAGAGCGAAGTCAACATTCGCTTCTATGATAGTAAAACATCACAGCCCACCGAGATTGGAATCAACGATTGGATTGTAGGCAACGCTCATTCAAACACACTACAAGTGTTATAACATCTCCAAAAGTCTCGTATACGAGAAAGAGAACTTGACCTCCCCTCTTATTATTAGAAGGGAGGTCATTTTATTATGCCTAAGAAACAAGCCACAGCGTGCAACAAGCCCCGCAGAATTCGTAAAGGGGAAGCAGGGCACGGAAGAAAAAAGAAAGTAGTCACAGCCTGCCAGAAGGGCAAGAAGAAGACTATCCGTTATGGTGACGCAAAGATGAAGATCAAGAAGTCTAATCCAAAGCGTCGTAAGTCTTTCAGAGCACGACACGGCTGCGATAAGAAATCAACCAGAGCAAATAAACTGACCGCAAAGTATTGGTCTTGTAAAGAATGGTGATCCTTTACTTGACTTAATCTCATTTATTACAGGGGCAATTTTTCCCTCCCACATTTATTTAGATCCATTTGGACACCTTTGTAGATGAAAATGGTGGAAAGCAAAAAACAGACTTACCTAGTAAGCACCTGATAAACCAAACTAACTAACATTTTTATCAATAATTAAAGGAGATAATAAAATGGCAATTTCAAATGATCTCCTATCCTCAACGCTTTACAGCATTCGGGATAGTGAAGTAGACAACCTCTTCAAGAAGGTTGCATTCCTCGACGGCGTTCGTCGTTCAGGTGGTGTCGAGACCGAGAGCGGCGGCATCAAGATCCAGCGTCCCCTCAGCATCGCTGAGCATTCCTCGATCACACAACTAGCGACTGGCTACGAGCCCGTTTCCCTCGCGGTAAACGATGTTCTTCGTCCCGCTATTTACGACTGGTGCGACTTCACAGCGCCCATCGTAATCACCAAGA